TCGCGCGTGTTTGTGCCTCAGAACGAAATCAACCAGTCGAACACTGACGTGCTGGAAGAAAAGTACGTTGAAGGTCTGGAAGGCATCATGGTCACCGAAGACCGTCTGTGGCTGAACGCTGCTCGCGAAACCATCGGTGTGGACAACAACCTGTCGGTGATCTCCGGCACTTTGTCGCCCCTGAGCCTGATGAACGTTCGCCAAGGCGTGGCTCGCTTCGGTCTGAAGCCCATGTACTGTCTGATGGCCAGCGACCTGTTCGTTGACATCGTCGGTGACGCTTCGTTCATCCAAGCGATTGAGCCTGTTGCTCGTCACGAACTGGTGATGACCGGTGAACTGGCCGTTCTGTACGGAATGACCCTGATCTCCGAAGCTTACCGTCACCCAGAACACAAGACCCTGGACCAAGGCGAGTTCGTCGTGGTTTCGGATCCTGCTTTCCACGGTGCTTACAGCGATCGCGGTGGCGTTGACTCCCAACCAATTGACGGCACTACCGAGAAGATGATTGGCCGTGGCTGGTTGCTGAGCGAATCCATGTCGCAAGTGATTGCGAACACCCGCTCGGTGTCGTTCGGCAAGCGCGTCTAATCAACAACTGCCCCGGGGAAGTCCGCTTCCCCGGTCGCACTTACCTGAAAGAGGTCAAGTATGAAGAGCAAAGCAGCACTCTGCAAGCTGGCTCTGGCTGTTGTCGAATTTCAGCGTCAACGTCCGTTGGCTGCCAGCAAACTCTTTGCTGACGCTGCCGACGATAAAGACCTTGCCGCTGAATTGGAACGCATCACCAGTTCCGACGTCGGAGTAGTTCCGAGTGAAATCGGCGAAGAGTTCCGCGAACTGCCTAAGGAAAATCCCGGCGGTCGTGAAGTTCAAGCAGCCGGTGACGACGAACGCGTCGAAGTCAAAGGTTCTGGCGACGAAGAGCGAATCGAAGTTCAATCCTCGGGAGAGGACGAACGTGTTGAGGTGAAGGCCGGTGCAAACGGCTGGACCTATGACAAGTCGGATGCCGCTTTCAGCGGTGAGGCCACTTTGTCTCGTGAGCAAGACGACTTGCAGTTCTACGTTGCTTTCCTGCCTAAAGGTGGGGACAGCGACGTAGACTCCTTGGAAGTTGGTTACTTCTCGAATGATGATCCAACCAACCGTTCGGATGACTCGTACGATCACGTGAACGCCGACGACAAGCTCACCGACGAAGACATCAAGAAAGCTGAAGAGCTCCTGAAGAAGTTTGGTTGTGCAGCAATGCCTGACCGTTCTTCTTGGAACTCCTTGTTGGGTCGCCTGGAGCTCTCCTCCAAGCGGCCTAGCTTGTTCAAAGCTTCAGGTGACGATGAACGCGTGGAAGTCAAGTCTGAGTTCCGCGATGAAATCGATCCGCTTGATGAGATGGCTACGAACCACGACGAGATGCCTCCTTCGAAAGAAGAAGCATCGATGCGTGCTCGCAACCGTCTCGCTCGCTCTATGGCCAACATCCAGGCCATGGCTCGTCGCACAGCAACTGCTGCCAAGAAGTAATTCCTGGCGACAATCAATCAGTGAGAACCTCGTTCCGCTGGACTTACGAATGGGGCCCAAGCGGCCCCATTTCTTTTCCTGTAGGTAGACTATGAATCAACCCACTCGTTTCGAATCCGAGTCTCAGGCTTCCGGTCTGAACCTGGAACTCGATCCAGTTGAGAAGTTTATCTTCTCTGGTTTGCAGCAGAGTTGCTTGCGAATCTTCCAGGCTCCGGCAGTATGGTGCACGTCTACTGACAAGGTAAAGGCAATCCAGGCAATCTTCAAGAACGGTAAGGTTAAATACCCTTACATCTTCTTGATGCTGGATACCTTGACGGAGTCCGAAGAACGAGGTAACTCCAAGGCGTCTGCCTTACGTGGTCTCCCTGCAGTTCTGTCCACAGACATGCGTAGAGACTACCGGGTGCAATACGCACAGATAGATTTCCGAATCTCCCTGGAGTTCGTCACCAATGACTACGCGGAGCTCCTGCGCTTTGCCAATCGTTGGATGTTCGCTCGCAAACTAGGTCATCTTAAGTTCCAGGTAGCCTACGGCTCGTTGTCCTTCGGTATCAGCTCGATCCTCGACAACAGCCTTGAAATCCCCAAGCGGGAGGCCGACGCAACGAACATCACGGAGTATGTATTAACAACCGGCTTGCTAATGCACGGATACATGACCAACCCAATCCTGCTGGAAGGTCAGATCAAGGACACCGTGGAAATCACCACATCGATTCCTGAGAAGGACCCGGTGACTGGTGCTAACCGAACCGTGTGGACCATAAACTCATCCCTGGATCAGCTACAGACTGGTCAAATCTCTAACGCGGGTTACGATCCGCAGCAACTCTAAGCTGCACCTCTCAACTACTGGAAGTTACCCAATGGCTACTTCTCCCGTATCGAGGGCCGTTCTACTGAACATTGGTGCGTTCTTGGCAGATAATAACGTGCGACGTAACGTTGGGGCTTTCACCTACAACTTTACCTCGCCCACAGCCAATGCCGTCACGAACTACGTGACGGTTAATCCTGGGGACACGTTCACGTGGAACACCCCCATGAATCCGTCTGCTGTCACCTTCATCAGTTGTTCCGCTCCTCTGGAAGCGAGCCTGACGCTTGCCGGTGGAACTGACTACAGCCTTACTATCAAGAGCGTTCATTTGGTTGACAGTGATGTCCGTCAAGTGGTGTTCGAGAACACAGGCTCGGTCGTTTCCAAGCTCGTCATCTTGCAAGCATAAAGGAATCCCATCATGAAACTCGTTGTGTTCAACAAGTCCGAACATCAGCGCGAGATCCCCGTCGAGAACCCGGATGGAACTCGTGACTTCGTGTTCATTCAGCCCAAGTCCAAGGTCAAGTTGGAAAAGGGCGTCGCTGTGGAGTCTGTCTTCTTGAAGCAGAATGCTCCGCTCATCGCCACCCACGATCTCGAAGCCAAGTAAGATCGTTCCAACCCTGGAGGTAAATCATGGCTGTTCTTACCCGTCGCGCCTCGGACGTTCGAATCAACGAAGTTGATTTGTCGTCTTCGCTGGCTGGCGCAAGCTCAACAACGGCTGCTATCGCAGTTGTTTCTTCGCAAGGTCCTGTGGAACCAACGTTCTACAGCAACCCTGACGACTTCATCTTTGACTTCGGCAATCCAAACGCCGCTGTTTCCTTTGACCACTACGGCGTTGCTGACTTCTTCAAAGAAGGTAACTCCCTGTGGGCCGCTCGTTCTGTTGGTACCGGTGCCAAGTATGCTGCACTGATCGCCAAGCTGGACACTTCCCTGGACACTCAAGTTGCCGGCATCTCTGCTGGTATTGTGGACCCGTCGAATCCTGATTGGGATACACTGGTTTCGGCCGGTGAAACTCCTCTGTTCCTGTTCTCGGCCAAGCGTGGTCAAGGCTCGTATGCCAACAGCCTCGCTATCAAGATCGAGTCTGAGAACCTGGAAGCTCCGAAGAACCCCTCGGCTACCTCCAGTTCCACTGGCGGTAACTTGCTGGCCGCTACTTTCGAGTACTACGTTGCCGCAATCTCGAAGACTGGTGAAACTCTGTGTACCGCTCCGATCTCGATCGTGATCGGTTCGTTGACGACTACCAACTCTGTGACCATCCACTGGGACGCAGTTCCAGGTGCCGTTGGTTACTACATCTACGGTCGTTCGCCTGGTACCCCTGGTCGCATCGCTCAGGTTGGCGGGGGTACTACCTCGTACGTCGATACTGGTATCGTCACACCAGATCTGGCCAAGACTCCAATCACCAACCCTGCTGACCTGCCTGCACCTTCGCAGATCTTCACCGTCAAGATCTACAACACAGCAGTCAACACCAGCGTGCCCGTTGAAACGTTCACTTGTTCGATGACCGAACAGACGGACGACACCGGCGCTCAGATGGAAATCACGCAGCGTATCAATCCGTTCTCGCGTTACGTGAAGGTTCAATCGAACCTGACCGGTCTGCTGACTACTCCAGTGATGCGTACTACAGGTATCGCAAACCTGGCCGGTGGTGCTTCGGGTACGGCCCCGACTGCCGCCGACATCAATAACACCTGGAAGAAGTTCTCCGACAAGGAAAACTATCGTCTGGACGTTCTGATCAACGGTGGTCGCGTGTCGGTTGCTGTTCAACAATACATGGACGGTTTGGCAACAAGCCGCAATGACTGTATTGCAATCCTGGACGCACCCTCCTACGCCCAAGACGCGCAAGACGTTGTCGACTATCGCAACCTGCAACTGAACCTGAACAGCTCCTACTCGGCGCTGGTCACTTCAGACCTGCTGGAAACAGACCCAATCGATGGCAAGCTGATCTACATCCCACCTTCGGGCATGGTTGCAGGTCTGATCGCTCGTACTGCCCGCGTTGGTCAACCTTGGTTCTCCTGCGCTGGCTTGAACCGTGGTCTGGTTCGCGTGAACGATCTGCGTCTGAAGTTCGATGACGGTGCTGCTGGTCTGCTGTACACCAACAACATCTCGTACTTCCGCAAGTTCTCCGGCCGTGGTATTGCCTTCTGGGAACAGAACACTCTGCTGAACAAGAGCTCCGCTCTGCAGTTCATCAACGTTCGTATCCTGTGCAACATCATCAAGCGCGCCGCTTACGACTTCCTGTTGTACGGTCTGCAAGAACCGAACGATGACATCCTGCGCAAGCAGTTGGAATTCGGTCTGAACGAATACCTGATCACCGTCAAGGCTGGTCGCGGTATCTCGAACTACCGCATCGTGATCGACGACAGCAACAACCCAGCCGCCCTGGTCAACAGTGGTGTCCTGGCGGTTGCCGTCATCATCACTCCAATTCTTGCTGTTCGGGAGGTGCAACTCACGTTGGCGCTTTCTAAGCAGGGCATAGAGGTCTCGGAAGCCGAGATCAGTTCGTTTTGAGAATTGGGTCGAGGTGTAGTGTGAATAGCTAACATGAACACCACGACCCTACTTCCCAAAGAACGCCGGGTTCTGAAGGCAAATTTGCACGAGTTCTACACTCCGACCAAAGCTGCCTTCAGCCCCTCTCGGTTAAAGGCTTTCTGCAAGTCACACGGCATGCAGAGGGTATTCGAATGTTTTCAATTTTCCAAACAATCCAAGGCCGGAATTCACTTCGATGCCTTGCTAGCGAACCGCACCTGCCTATACTGTGACGCGCACGTGTCCTCCTTACCAGCTCAAGTTTGTAAGTTCTGCCTAAAGACCCCTGAAGGCAGACGCTTCGCTTACGAGCAGGGTCTAGTGAGAATGCGCGAAACAAAGAACAATCCTGCCCGTCAGCAAGCGAAGCGAGAAAGATCTATCGAACGAACTGGATACGCACACCACATGCAGAATCCAGAGTTCCTGGATGCCTATCGTGATCACCTTGTTGAAACTACGGGATACGCGAATCCTTCCTTCAATCCTGAAGTAGTTGCTAAACGCAAGCAAACTTCTTTGGATCGTCGCGGAGTTCCTAATCCTATGCAGGACCCTGCGGTTTAACGAAAGATTCGTAAAACCCTCAAGGCAACTAGAGGTGTAACGAATCCAATGCAAGACCCTGAAGTGAAGGCAAAGTGCAAAGAGACTTGGTCGTCTAACTTTGAAGGTGGACACCCGTTGCGAGATCCTAAAGTAAAGGCTCAGCTAGCTGATACTTGTATGGAACGCTATGGAGTACCAAATCCGTTATTGAATAAGGCTGTTCGCGATAAGGCTATTGAGACTAACTTGCGTAACGCAGGAGTCCCTTACTCTTGGCAAATACCTTCAGTAAAAGCTCAGATAAAGAAGACCAATCTCGCACGTTACGGTTACACCCATCCAAGTAAGAACCCTGAACACTTTGCCTCTGTTCAGAAATTCAAGCAGCGCACTTTTATCTCTGACGACGGTCGTACCTTTCAATTGATGGGATACGAGCCGGAGGCCTTCCAGCTTTTAGCCTCTATCTATGGTTCCAGAAAGGTCAAACCCCACTCTGAGAAACCCGTAGCCCTGAACTACCGACTCTCTGGTAAGGACCGAGTCTTTCATCCAGACTTCTCGGTAGGGAACCTACCGTTCGAGGTAAAGTCTGAGTACACGTTGTTCGCTGATTTCAACCGTAACCGCGCCAAGTCTAAACACAATCCTGAAGTTCGCTTCCTGGTCATTTGGAAACTTTCTGATTCATTCGAATACCTTCTGCTGCCACTCAATTGGCACCTCCTGAGCAAATCCGCGTTGAAGAAACGCTTGTTGAACAGGAGGTCATTCATGTCACCTTAACCGTTTTAAGGAAACAACATGCCACGTACTTCCCTTCAAGAAGTTCTGTCGGTGCAAGATCCCTTGCAGACGTGGAACTTCGACGTCGTTATCCCGACGATTCCTGGCGTTTCTGACGCTCGTCCCATCTCTTACAAGTGCATTGCGTCTCAGATTCCTGGTTCGCAAGTTGAACAAGTTGCCTTGGAAGCCCACGGCGTCAAGCTGCACTTCGCTGGTCGCCGCCAGTGGACAGGCACCTGGACTGCCACATTCTTCGAGACTCGCGATGCGAGTACTCGTGATGCCATGCTGAAGTGGTTGGAAACAGCCCGCAGCTGGAAGAACAACTCCGGCAACTACAAGAGCGTTTACGCAGTCACTGCTGACGTTCAACTGTACGATGACTTGCCTCAAGTGATCCGTACGATCCGTATGTTCGGCCTCTTCCCAACCAACCTGGAAGACGTCGCTCTGGATCAAACTTCGGATATCGTGAAGTTCAACGTCACGT